TAGGAAGACGGAGCATTAACTAAATAGCTACTTGCTTCATAATAAGTGTTGCCTTTATACATATTTATATATATAGATGGGTTAACAATACCAGATTGGACTCGTGCTATAAATGTAAAAGTGGTATTCGTTAAATTAACTCGAACATGGCCCGGGTCTCCATATGACGCCGTAGTTAATACAATTCTGTAAATTCCACCATCTTTAGCGATTTCTGCTCTTTTGTTAGACAGGGATATAACGCCATTATCTATAATGTAATCGTTCTCTGTGCCAAGGAAATAATATTTATACGGCGGCACCGCCCTATACACAAGCTGACTCCCTACATACGCTTCCTTAACCTCCTTACTCCCAACATAAGGCTTAACACTCTGACCACCTTTTGAAATACTCATTTAGATACCTCCTTATCGCTTACTATTTCTATCTTCGACCAACAGAATGTTAATCGAGATAAGCATACTTCTCATTTTCGCTTTCAACTCATCTAAATCTTGGCACTTCATAAGTGCATCTATCATATCGTCATGCAGGTTAGACAGAACCTTTCTCGTCTTTCGTTCCATTATACCTTAACCTCCATCTCCATCAACTTAACAGCTTCCTTTATAGCAAAGTACATATGTGCTTCCGCAGGGCTTACCATCCCACGCCCACAGTCATCGAGGATAGAAAGAGCCTTTGCATCGTTCAACATATCGATTGCTTTTTGTATGTTATCAATCATAGACTTATCCTCCGTTCCCACCCACCATCCCTTAATTTTATTCCGTTACGAGGTAGAGCGTAGTAGCCACAGGGTTAGTGGGCAGCGCACTCACTACCTGGATTGCCGTGATATTCTGAATGAGGGGAGCAAGGTCGGAAGCCTTTGCATAGAAACTTGCAGCCTGACCATTCAGATTGCTCGCATTGTTGGCACTCGTAGCAGTAGTGGCACTATCCGCAACTTCCGCAGCACGAACCTTACCAGTAGCACCCGAGCCCACATAATCAGAGGTTTCCATATACCCCTCAAGGTCAACGCTTGCACCGTTAGTCACGATGGTCAGTACACCACCAGCCTGAATAGCGATGATATTAGAGTTAATACGGAACGCATAGTCCGGCAGCGAAGTACCGTCAGGCAGCCTTGCAGTAACATTCTGCCCATCAACCGTAAAGGTGTCGCCAGTGCGGAAGTCACCAGTAGCTGTGAAGCGGATAACTGGAACACCTGCAACAGCTCTAACCAGCGCATGGAGAGTACCCGACTTATTATGAGTGGCACTCGAAATTCCCCCACTCTGATTTGCTTTCATAGCAACATCAATCTTATCCCAGTTCGGGTTAACTTGGGTCAGCGGGTTAAAGAGGTCAGTACCCTCAACCTTGGTAAGCTGATAGTTAGTAGTATTAGTCATAAGACATTACCTCCTTAATTATACAATAATGTTCTTACCGTTTTGAGCCAACTGCGTGTAGGTGAACTTGAGGGCAATCAGTTCATTAACGGTCTTTTGACGACTAATGAGTTCAGTAACCGTAATACCATCCATAGCGTGAAGCTGTGCAAGGTAATCAAACATTTCCTGAACCGTAACCTTTTCACCAGTAAAGTAATTCAATACTTTGATACCAATAATCTCGGAAGCGATACTCTCGAAGATATACTCGTTGTTTTCCTCAATCTTCAAATCCATAATATCTTTAAGGCTCTCACCAAGATTATAGATTTTCGTATCAAGTTCTTCAAGGCTTGCAGCAGTAGTATCAGCCAGTTCAAGAATAGAGTTATTCAGCTCCTCATAGAGTGCCTGATACTTACCATCAAGTTCGTTATACTGCTTCTGAATTTGCGTTTCAAATTTTGCAATCTCGGCTCTCATATCATCAAGAGCTTGCTGGATTGCTTCTTGGTCGATTTCATTAACCTCTGCAATTATTTCCTCAAGTTTCTTATACAGCTTGCTAACCATCTCAAGATAGGACAAACTATCATCGAAAGCCGTAGGAAGCACAGGGTTAAAGTTCCAATACGGAAGCGGAGTAATCATTTAATACACCCCCATGAAACATTGATTAAGGTCTTTATCGTTCATCAGTAAGCGCACAACGCTGACCACATACCTACGGTATTCGTCATACAGCTTACCTACACTAACCCCTGTATATCCGCTGATAGTCTTAACATAGTCTGTTTCGGATTTAGAGGAAACATTACCCACATTATGATTATCGTTAGCGGATAGTTGAGCAGACGAAGCATAGAGATTTTGTTCAATGGCGTTCATATTAACAAGCCCATCAGCAGGTGTGCTATCAACAATCTTGCCATTAGCACTATTGGTGTTGCTGCTGTTGCTGTTGTTGGTATCTTCCCTATCCATAACTTCCTTGTATTTATAGTTCGTAAGAGGGTCGATTTCAGACATAGCCATCTTAAACAAACCGTTATAGTACGGCATAATCTCGTTAAGGGTATTGCCGAGAAACAGGTCAAATTCTCCCACAGTTTCAGCCCCAATCTCTCTCATCCAAAAGTGATTAAGGATATACTTGTTCAATACCTGCCTGTAATTCTCGTCAAAGATAGGATAATCGTTCAGAGCTTTAAGTTCATAACCGCTTTCGATGATATACCGCAGTTCAGTTGTGTACTTACTCATCCCCATCACCCTCCTTTATTTCAGGAATAGCATCAACATTCGCAGGTTTAACCTTGTCAAAGATAAACTGGTTAAGTGGGTCATCCAGCTCAAACAGAGAGGACGAGGGCTGACGGAAGTTAACTTCGATGTTAAGGCCAAACATTTTGTTAATCTGTTCAGCAGCCTGTCTACGCATAACGAGAGGGCTAAATCGATAAGACATACTCTCCGACTGTGCAGCACGAACCTCACCAGCAAGTACACGCTCCTGCTTCTGCGTTGCTTCCTGTGTTTCGTACCCAAGGTAAATCATAATCTCACCCATCATGTGTCTGCGCATTTGGGTAAGTTCTTCACCAAGGAACGGTGCATCAGTTTTGAATACTGTGAAGCTATCCTTATCAACACTATCGTCAATAATAATCAGGGGTTCATTACCTGTGTACTTGAGCCAAATGTTTTTAAGGGTAAGCTGCTGCTTCTGTGTTCCCCTGAACAATACAGGAGTTTTCTGTGCAAGGGTATTAACTCTACGGCTTTGGTCAATGTCATAAAGCTGTTCAGCGTAGTAGTCTAGCCAAGGGAAAGTCGGGGATTTAATCATGTTATTATAAACTACAACAAAATCATCCCCACGCTCACCGTTATGAGCAACCTTATCCAAGGTACGCCTGTAACTATTCCAGTTGTTCCATGTTTCTACTCGCAGAGGATTACCATAATTATCCCAAGGCCCATTTATTAGGCAGGGCTGAACACAGAACTTATCAACTTCCTCATCCTTAAAGAAAGCAGCCATACCGAATTCGTTAAGTGTCATTTCAAGATAACGCTCATCAATTTCTTCGGGTAGGTTCTCCCACTTAAATCTTGCCATAGCCAGTTCATGCAGACGCCCACGATATAAGCAATCAAGAATAGAGTTAGAGAACAATGCTTTAGTCGCTTCATTTTTGACAGGGATAAAGGGTTTAGTCTTACTCATTTACATCCTCCTTTCAGCTTATAATGGGATTGGCAAGAGTGCCATAGTTAAAGTTACCGTTGTGCCACAGGGTTACACCTTTATCGAACATTTCTTTTACTGTATTTAGAACAGTCGCAGGACAATGACCAACAACATTACACCCTATCGTTTGAACAAAGTCCCAATTTTGCCTATTGTGCAGTTCAACATCCTTTAATGTAGATACTTTATAGCCGTATTGACTAAAGAAGTTATCAATTATTTTTGCGTACTCTGCTCTAATTGCTATACAGTTTGCATAGAACCCACTCTTACCGCTAATGGCGTTTGCATCACTGCTTTCTATTGTGCCATTTAAGTTATTAGGCAGGCGTTCAGCTTGGGAAACTTTAGACAGAGAGCCAAGGGTTGCGGATATACCACCAGCAATAGCAAGAGGGTTAGCTGTCAGCCCACCAACTGCTAAAGTAGCAAGACCTGCTCCGAACTCTGTTGCCATGGTGTACTTATGTTTTGCCAGCCAATCCTGATAGCCATTATTAACCCAAGGCAGCACAGGAAAACCGCTTAAAGATACTTGGTCTTGAATGTCAATATTATTTCCAGCGTAATTTTCCATTGTTGCGGAAAGTGTTGGTCGCATACCGAAAGGGTGGGTTATCTTAAAAAATCCTGTTGCACCCCCAGTGGCCATTCGTTCATATCTAAAAGTTTTTGCATCACCACTTGAAGAAATAATGTTCAATGCGCAATAGGGGTAACAGTATAATTTATTGTTCCTTGGCACAATAGATAAGGTTCTTGCAGGATATGCACCAAGACTCTCAATCGTGCTGTAATTCTCCCCCACCTTTGTTACAGTAAAAACTCCAACAATCGCATCAAGTTGTGCAGCTTCAGTGTATGCATCTATAATTGCTTGAGCAGCTGCCATAGAAGAAGAATTGTTAGCTCTGCCACACTCAATCCAGTACACAGGAAACGCAATTCCTCTCACAATAGACGGGGGTTGTATTTGAGCCACAACTCCCTCACCTAATTTTTGTTTAATATAATCAGGTATTCCAGTCATGGCAATAATTACTCGCATATCCTCTGGCTTGAATAAAGTGTAGGAATGAGCAGTTGTTACATAGTCACCTGTTTCCAGCCCCTCATCAAGAGTATGCGCTCCAATAGCATCATTACTGACCGTTTCCCTCTCAACAAAACTCTTGTTAAAGGTAATGTCAAACTGCCATGTAGCCCAAATGTCCTCACTCAAGTTTAACCCTGTGCTTTCCGCAGACAGATATTCCATGCTATCCACAAAAGCGTAGAACCACTTGTTACCGTAACGATGGTTTTGATAAGCTACATAGTTAATGTTATAGCAATTCTCCATCTGCCGTTTAACACGAAGCTGTCTTGTCGGCTGATAGAACTGAACATCACTATAAGTAGCCACAGGAACCATGTTTGCAAAGAACTGGTTTTGTTCCTCCACACTATCCCATTGTAGAACATTCTGATAGGTAGGGTCACAAGGCACTCCGCTATACAGTTTAACTATTGTATTAGGTGTTACCATTTAATTCCCTCCTTTAAGAGAAGTAGGAGGGGCAGGGATTAGCCCACCCCTCCAAGGATTAACCAACGGTGATAGTGCAATCAGCAGTCTTGGCGCTATCCTGAACGGAAGTAGCAGTAACAGTAATCTGATTTTTGGAAGTACCAAGAGAACCAACCTCTTTGCTGCCAAGTACAACTTTACCCATAGGAGATACCATAGTATCGGGGTCAGTTGCACCCTTAATAGTAAAGGTACACTTGGAGGTAGGAGAACCAGTACCAGTAACGGAAGTGGTAATCTGCACAGAACCACCTGGCTTAACAGTAGCAGTGGCAGGATTAACAGTAACAGCAGTCACAGTGGGTTTAGCAGTACCGAAAGCAACAGCGTTAGCGAACGGAGAGAGGGAGTAAACCATCCACACATGGTAAAAGTAGTTCCAGTACAGACCCTCACCATTGTAAGCAGTCTTAAAGGTACGGAGGTAATCGTAAACCTGATACCAGTTTCTATCAACAAGGATAGCTTCGATACCTGCATCAGCCAAATCGCCAATGTTGTCCACCACGATAACATGACCAGCGAACTCCGCTTTATCCATATGGAAAGCAGCAGCCAGTACATCAACATCCATCCGAGCGTTAAAGTCGGGGGTAGTGATAAGGTACTGCTCATCCTTGGGAGTGTTAGTCCAAACACCAGCATAGTTCATCTGATTGTTAAAGATGGTCATACCATCAGAAACAGCCTTAATCTTAATCATGGCTTCACGAGCAGTTGCAGCATCGGTTACAGCAGTAATCGGTTCGATGATGAAACTACCACTCTTGTTCCACTCACTAATAAGCTGCTTCATCTGAATGAACTCATCGAGGGTAGCAGACTTATACATACTGTCAACCAGCCCAGCGATAAACCTGTCAAGACTATCATAGGACATGAAAGCCTTACGAAGCTGCTCATTAGATACGGTCAGAGGATAATTCAACTCACTGTTAACACTATGGAACACAGAGGAAACAGCGGGGAGATGACGCTTAAACAGGGTGTCCTGTGCAGCACGAGGGTCATAGGTCTGCGCCTTAATAACATCAATGTAGATTTCCTCAATGGTCTCACCCACAGCCAGTCTGCCTTTCTTCAAGACACCGAGAGGGTTAGAAGCCATGCGGTTATTAAGGATAACAAGGCCGATACGGTTAATAAGAGCGTTCACGAATTCGTTGGACTGCGCTTCAAAGGTAAGAATAGCATCACCGACTTCGTGCAGGTTCTCCGCAGTAGCTTCAGGAATTCTGTCCTGATAAACAGCAGAAGCGTTATTGCGGATAACATTCAAAACATCTACGCCATTAGGCATAATCACACATCCTTTCCAAGATAACTTTCTGCGACACCCTCAAAGGTAAGTTCGCCTTTCTTGTCTGCTTCAATGTCCTCACGCTGTGCAGTCTTTGCTGCTTCAATATCAGCGTTACCGCCAAAGAAGCGTTCAATGTACTTTTCACGCAGGGCATTGTATTTACCATTAAGTTCGTCATACTCACTCTGTGCAACGGTGTCAATGACTTCCATACTGGAATTGTAATCGTCACGCAATCTACCAATCATCTCCGCACCATCGTCAGGGTTTTCAAACATACCCATAATGGTCTGCATATAGCCCTCATGTTCTTCTGGAGTAAGTCTCAGCATTTAATCACCACCTTTCTTTAGAATATTATCAATTCGGTCGGCAAGTGCCTGAATAACTTTACTGTTCTCACGGATAATCTCACTCATTTCACTATTGTTCTTGAGAAGTACAAGGGAAATAACAACAGGAAAACCAACAGAACCGATAAGCGAAGCAATTTCATTAAGTCCTTCCATACAACCTACCTCCTTACACCTTTATTTCATTAAGCATACGCATGACATTTATCCAAGCTGCTTTGGCCTTGCCAGTCTCGAAGCGCATTTTTCCTTGTTGAAACAGGATAGTGGCTACCCGCCACACAGGTATGCTTCGGATTGACTTAACCATTAGCGTGTTTGGAGAATGGTCTGCCATGCTCAACGAATACTTTAAGGGGTACGAGGGGTCATAATCTTCGCTCACATACATTAACCCCATTCTATCATCACGCCATACCCCATAGAAGCCGTTCATCCAGTAGAACCCAAAGTAATAGTTAGCTGTACCTTGCTTCTTCTCTATGAATTCTGTATCATCACGCAGACTATCGTTGCCGATTGCGTATGCTCCATAAGAAGTTCCTGCTACTATTTTACCAAACCTTGTCTGTGCCATGTGTTGTGCGAATTCTTCCGAACCAACCTTTAGCAGTATAACATCCCCGCCTTTAGCTTTGCACTTCGTTTCGTTGTCTTTCAGCACAAGGTTAAAGTATATGAAGTAAGGGTTATACATACTAACATTATTAGCAAGGAAGATAACTTTTACATCCCTGTCACGAGATACTGTTGAATATGCTTCAAGGAATGTTTCTACTTCGTTCCTTAAATAGTGATAGGAGGAAGCAGGGTCTATAATGAATTCCTCAAAGATAATCAGCGACACATTAGGATAAGCGGTAGACTTCTCTATGACTTGTGTAGATAGGGTCATAGCATAACCAGCTTGTTTTTCATCAATAAAGAAGCCTTTACCGTTACTCTTAAACTCGTGGTCAGGGAACTCTTTAGCTACATCAGCAAAGAAAGTGTTAACAGATTTACGAAGTTCAGTCTTATACCTACGGAGATATACAAACTGTTCTCCTTTTGTTAGGAAATTCTTTATTGCCCTTTTCTTTGCCGAGTAAGTCTTACCAATACCACGCCCACCAATTATCATTGTGAACAAAGCATTGTAAGATAATGCGCTGTCTATATTGTAATACATAATAATCTCCTTTTTAGCGGGACATAGGGCGAATATAAGCGAGGTAGCAAGCCCAACCGTTTCGGCAGGTTTCACCCTGTTGCTCCCCGAATTCGGCACTCATATTCAATCCCTACTCCCATTATTATAATACATCATTCCGAACCAAATTTCAATAATTATAACAAGGAAATTTTATCTTTCTTTAATGGTAAATTCTTTGTCAATTAGAACTACTCCACCTTTTACCCTGCTGTGTTGTAGCTGCCCCTTAAATGACTCACCTATCTTAAATTTTTCAGGTGTTACATACTTATAACATCCTTTACCCATACCAGCACAGGTTATTTTCCAACCGTTTGTTTCCTCATACATGACAGGATTTTTCTTTTTGAATTCCTCTGCGCTCTTTCCACAGGGATGCTCCATATAAGTTTTCTGTCGGAGGAATATAGCTTGGTCGGCTTGCATTTCATAATCCCATGCACCGAGTTTAACAGGGTCAACATCAATATTATCAGGAATTTCGTGACCGATTAAGTGTAAGCTATCTGTGTCGGCATAGATAAATCTATCATAAACAGCTTGTGCTGAACTGATAGTTGTGTACCTTGCCCACGCTGTGATGAAACAAGCCATAGGAATATAAATTGGTTCACGCTCTTGTTCATCACTTTCTTTATATTTTACAAGTCCGTCTATATAATAAGGTATCTTGCTTCTGCATTGTATCTTTAATCCGAACTTGCCATAGAGGGCGTTAAGCATTAACTTTGCAAGAGTTCTCATGCCACCATTACCCTCAATCGTTGCTTCCTGCTTTACCTTAATCCACTTGTCAATATACTCTGTGAACATCCCTGTCTTTGACCTAAACATATAACCGCCAAGCCATTCAATAACCTTAACATTATAATGTTCAAACATCAAGTCAAGGTCTACATTAGTAAGTGTGAGTACAACATCCTCATCTTTAGTGTCTGTTATATACTCATTAGGAATAAATCCAAGTGTATTCTTTAACTGAATAGTTGGTATCATATTCTTCTTTAGCTTAAAGGTACATCGTAACCTTTGTACATATAAAGGATAAGATGCAACAGGGTGATACTTTCCCAAGAACCTTACAGGCTCATCATATGGTAATGGCCTTGTGTACATTTGTGAGGGATAAAGACTGTTCACATCGAATACGCTAACATTCCCTAATTTCTTACCCTGAAATTTTGGGTTACAGTAGGTGAAGCCCCCACGATATGCCTGTCTGATGATAGCATCATCTTCGGCAGATAGCGCAGGGAACTTATATCTGAATTTATCATTACCACCTATTATGTTTTTATAGTCAGCAAGTGCATTAGAACCCTGTGTCATTTTATTTAGGTTCTGCTGAAACAAAGTGTTTAATGCCATGGCCACAATCTTAACATCGTTCTTAATATAAGCTATTTCTTCTTCTGTTAGGATATGGCCTACTTCCCTTTCTTCCTTATAATCCAACTTCAATTTGCTTATTGGTAATTTGAAGCTCTTGGCTATCTCATCAACAGTAAACGGTAATATCTTTAAGCTGTCAATTATCTTGGTACAGATTTTGTTTCTTCCCGAAGTTTTATGACAGATTGTAAAAGTATAAAACACACCTGTGTTGCTGATAAGTGTGGTGAAAGTCTTTGCTGTTAAATCCTTTCTATCTTCTACATGAATATAACCGTTTTGGAAAAGCCAATACAATATGAACTCACCATCAAATTTGAGGTTGTGGAAGTAAAGTGTGTTGTTTGAGTTAGATACTTTACTGAACATATCATCAATAGAGTTTCCAACATCAATGTTATACTTACCCCCTATCTCACAGAGAGCGTATGCCCACACTCGGCAATCGTTCTCGTTAGTAGTTGTTTCAAAGTCTGCTGTGTAGTTCAAGGTTAATAGGGAACCTTAAAACCAAATATTCTTGCAGTTCTTTGAGCGGCATCCACAGCTTCCTCATAATTCTCGGCATAAATGTCTTTAATTGTACCTAACAAATCTGTAAAGTAAGCATCTCTATACTGCTCTCCCCCAACTTGCTCCAACTGTTTAAGTATTTCTATTGCAGGCTTTTGGTATTCTTCGGGAATGTGACCTATAACTCTGTCCTTAAACACATTGATAAAGTTTTGTTTGTACTCCGTCTGCCATTTATGCTCATAAGATAACCCTAACCCATTCTTATAGATACGGTTTTTCCAGTCTCTATATTGTTCAGGTCTCGAAAATTCTTCGGGGTCTTTGTACTTATAAACAAACTGTGTGATATGGTCGCTCCAATGTATAGGGTCTGCAATAGAGGGCAGTCCTCCCTCTGTTACGCCTACCTCTCTAACATACTGCTTATAAAAACCAACATCTTCCTCTGCCTTTTTCCTGCTTTGTGCTGCTATCTCCATGAGTTCAGCCATTTCAGCAGTAGAATATGATTTTCTTCCACGATATGCAAGAGCATTAGGGGCTTCAAGGAAAGCATCAAGTGTAGCTTCTAATGCTTGTGCATCACGCTCACGATAAAGAATTTCAACTGTGTCTTTTGCACGAAGAATTTTAACAGGTTCGGAGGGTCTCATGTTAAGGTTAATCTCCCTTGCTATCTTGTTGCGCTCTTTTAACTTTGCTGCTATTCTGCTTTTGGTTTCATCCGACACAGCCATAGGTTATTCCTCCTTAACAACTTTATCATCGTGTGGGAAGTCTTTCTCTTTAAGCCAGTCGCATACCTCCTTGTATTCATCATCGGTTAATCCCCAAATAGTTACTTGCCACACATTCTGTTCAGCGGAGTAACCATTCAAGTTATTGTTCTTCATGATAGCAGGATAGTTTTTGAATGTTTTGTTTACATCCACATAACCTTTAATCCCATCGCACATTCCTTTTGCGCTCAACTGCCACATACCACATTCCAGCTTCGGCTTTCTGTTCCAGTTAGCAATCCAAAAGTCAAATACTTTAAGGTCGGGGTAGTGCAGCATATTGTTTATCCAATTCTCTGAACAATAAATACCTGCATAATATCCTGCAAGTTCGATGGTCTTACAAAATGTTTTTATACATTCCGTTCTAATGTTAGGTGTAAGATGGTCAGCCCTGCCGAGGTTTTGTCTGTGACCGCTTTCTTCCGTGTCTATATAGATAGGGTAGTCGAGTTTAAGGCCACGCACTCTATCAAGCACAAACCATGCTTCTTCCTCTGCTTCTTTAGGTGTGATAGCCTGTGTGAAGAAGTAAACGCCAAACGGAATGTTATGCTCAATGCAGCCATTCACATTGTATTTCCACCACTTATCCTCACGCAAGCTGCCGTCACCATAACCACGATAGCCTACTCGAATAATACAAAAGCCCACTTGCTTCTTAACTTGAGCGAAGTCTATCTTGGAGTATGTGTTGTTGCAATAGCTAATATCGATGCCGTTCTTAATCATTTATTATCCTCCTTATCATGCGTTTTGGTTACAACTTTAGCAGCATCTTTATCAGGTTTTGTATAAACCCTGCTGCTATAATACATATTTTCAAGATGCCTATTAAACATCTCTCTGAAATCCATTTTGCTACCTCCTAAAGTTAAAAATTGCCCCTGCGGCGGGATGGCACAGGGGCTTTGGTTAACCGTTAATGTTAGATTGCTTTCAGGGTCATGGTCTTGCGACCTTTCTTGGTAGAGAGGTTCTGAATTTCAACAGGAAGTGCGGGCTCCCAAGTAGGCTCACCAAACACAGCAACCAGTTTCTTAATAGCGGAATAGATACCACTGGAAACGCAGGTGTAACTCTCACCATTCTCATCGATAAGAACTACTCTTGCATTAGCAACCATCTCACCAGTTTCATCGGAGGGGTTCTCCACACGCTCAATAGAAATGTCCTTAATGTTCAGCTTCTTACCAACGAAGTCAGACAGCTTATGGTCAGGGGAGTTGATTGCGTTATACATAGCAACCTTGGCTTCACGAGTATCGCCCTTAATAGAGCAATAGCTTTCGGGGTTGTTCAGGTCATACAGTACGGTGTTATTCATGTTAAATTCTCCTTTGTTAATGATAGATTAGATGATAATTACTTTTCGATTACATGAGCGACAGAGAGGAAGTCCTCAACGGTGCAGCCATAGAGAGCAGCATCTTCAACCATAGCATCGATGATAACGCTATCCATCTTTTTCAGTTTAAGCTGCTTCTTGATAAGTGCAACAGGATTGCCTACCATGCCCTCAACGGTCAGGGTCTGCGGTGCGCTTACCTCTCCGTTAATAACGGTGCGGAAAGTAATGTCGGTGGACTTAACGATAGTGCGGGTAATCATAGCCATTTTGATTTTCTCCTTTGTTAATTAAAATTTAGGTTGGTTAATCCCACGACAGAGAGGTTTAATCCTCTCCGTTTCGCCGTTTACGGC